TAACAAACTTATATTCCCTACCAGAATATCTTTCGAATTCTATATCTTCTTCATCTTCGTCAATTACTTCAATTTCGTCTTCTTCTGTATCATATTCATCTTCGTAAATTTCTGGGAAGTGTGTACCCATTTTTTTACCAACCTCGTTCATTGCACAGTATTTCATAGCATATTCTAGATCTTCACCAAGAACAATGTCTCGTCCACATGCTTTCGCATATTCTGCTGCAAATACCATAGATTTTTCCATGACGGGCTGGATAATGTTAATTGCGGATTCTTGTACTTGTTCAATTAAATAGTTCGTGGCGTCCTTTTCTTGTTTATTCATTATGTGTTAAATATTATTTGTGCTGTACCGTTTTCTACACGTAGTATATTATAACTATGTGCGTAAACTCTAAGTTCTCTTTCTGCAACTGTATCCGGGTATAATTTTAATTTTAAAAATTGGTCTTTAATTAAACTAAAATTAATCTGTCCTGTTGGGTACCACCTTTCTGGTTCTAAAGCAAAACTATACGAATAGTATCTTCTGTATAATTGCGTTCTTGAATGATGTATACCACTTTGTACTGCGCGTAAATTTATAGCGTTACCAGTTTGTTCATTTAAAATAGTAGAATCTCCAAGTATAAGTTCGAGACTTTTAAGATTTTCAAAATTTGTGTATATATTATCTATAATCATATGAGGTGAATCATAGTTAAATGGCGAAATGAAAAATCCTTCGACAACTTTACGTTTACGTTGAATTACGAAAAACAATTCTTTTACGGGGTTTACGAATTGGAGTCTATGTTTAAAATTAACTATTGAATTGTCACCTGATTCGCCCTGTGATATGGTATCACGACTCTCCTGGATTTGTGTTATGACGTAATCTTTTCTTTCTTTTTTTAAATTATTTTTTTCTTCTTTATCTAAAGAAACCATTTCCGTTGTTATTTTTAGACTCTTAATCAGTCCTTTAGGTGACACACCTGTGTATGATGGTTCACCATCGAATGTTCCGTAAATACAATCTTTTACGTCTCTTAGTTTAATAACAATTTCAATTTCTTGTTTATCTATAGAACATATAGGTATAGCCAATTCTGGGTTATTATAAAAGTAAAATGGTACATCAACAAAGTATTTTTTACTTGTTGTAGCATGTCCTAGGTATCCTAAAATACTATTGTCCGAAACGGCCGTACCCGATAGTTCTTTAGGTTGTTTACCTACGAGTTTATCTAAACAGTATTGTTTCGTTTGTGTAACGTAATTTTCGGAATAAATCGCTAAGAAATCACTAGGTACTCTTTGTATAAGATTGTTACCAATATATAGTTCCGCGTATTCAATCATGGTCTGGCCTATAGATTCGACGTATCCGAAACCAGACCATTTTGGATCAGAAGTTGGCGCTAAACTTTGGCTTATTGGGTTTAATTCTACTTTTAAACTTACTGTTTTAATAAGGTCACCTTGGTTTTGTGGTATGGTACACTTAATTATTTCACCAAACTCGACGTTCCCATCTACATCTAAATCATGGTAAAAGGATGCAAAGTTAGTATGTTTTTGAAAGTTTTTTACGAAGTATGTATATTCGGGATCATCCGTAAAAAAGGCGTCCTGTGGACCAGATGTTTCTAATTGAACTCGACCAGCCATTACTATTATAACTGACTAAAATTTTAAACCACTGAGTCCTGCGTCTACACGTAATACATTATAGTTTACAGCGTATACATAAACTTTGTGTTCAAAACTTGAATCTGGATTATCGAGTTCGATTTCTATTAAATTGTGTGCTATTCTACTCATATTAACTTGTCCTGTCGGATAGTATGTTTCTGGTTTTAAAGAAAAACTATACACACCGAAATTGTTATTAGTTGTTCCTGTGTAATATCTGAGTGGCTGCTCATAACTTAACATTAAGTTATCGGCGTCAATTATCGTGTTATTGTTAAATTTCATGTTAACGTGTTTAATTGGATTATACTTGTATACATCATCACTAACCGCCATAAAAAACATTTCCTTAACGGGGTTTTTAAAGTTAAGCATGACTGACTTTTTGGATTCACCAGCTTTAATTTTAAACTGAGACATTTGGACTTGTGTAATAACATATTCAATTGGTCTTGTTAATAAAAAATTCTTCTCGTCATCTGAAATAAAATAAAAATCCGATACAAGTGAAACTTTTTTAATTGACGAAGATACGTCTGGTGGAGGGTCTTCTATGGCACCATTATCCGTCGTATATTTTACGATAATATCTTTTAGATCTTTAAATTTAATATTAACTTCAACTTGTTGTTTTGTGATAGCACATACTGGTATAGATAAGCTTGGATGTCTAAAAAAGTAAAAAGGTAAGAAAATATTATAATCCCAATCGTAAGAAACAGATATATAACTACCATGACCTGTTAAGAAATACAGGGTTTGTGAAGTATCGTCAATGTTATTGTGTATTTGGTTATACATGTATATATAATCACCGGTTATACGTTCAATTGTTTGTCCACCTATAAGTAAATCCGCGTATTCTATTATCTGTGAACCTATAGATTCCCGGTACCGAAGACTTTTAATATTTATCTGACCACCCATATTTGAATGTTCAGCACAATAATAGTATAAAATTGATGGTGCATTCTCTGGTACGACGAATGTAACAGTACCGTTGTCTGTTCCATCACCAGTCACACCAGTTTGATACTGAGAACCACCATTACGGGTTCCATTAATCGTTTCAGATAGGTAGAAAGGGTGATTAGATGCGTTTACATTAAAAGTATACGTCGTACCCTCGTATAAAGTCAATGTTGCTTTTGGTGCACCATCTATAATGTACTCACCACCAGAAGCGGTAACTGTAAAAGATTTATCAGGTGTAGTTGGTTTAGGTAAAGTAAATTTTAACATCATACTTCGGATAAGGTCACCTTTGTTTTTGGGTATTAAGCACTCGTTGGATGTTCCGAAATCTACATCACCTTCGAACGGAGTTTCTATAGCTTCTATAGAGAATTTGGTATGTCTTTTAAAATTCATTAGAAAATATGAAAGTTCTGGTTTACCTGTGAACCATTGGTCCTGAGCTCCTGTCACAGCAAGATTTATTCTACCAGACATTCTTACTCTATGTGAGTAAAATTTTACAAAATAAAACGAGGCGTTAAATTAGATGAATCTTCAACTTCGAAAATTCAAACCAGAAGGTATGGCAGATGATAAAGTTTGTGTGTTTATCGGAAAACGTAATACGGGTAAATCAACTCTGGTTACAGATATTTTGTATCATAAGAAACATTTACCAGCAGGAATAGTATTATCCGCTACAGAAGAAGGTAATCATTATTATCAACAGTACGTTCCTGATCTTTTCATTTACGGTGATTATGATAGGGATGCTATAGAACGTGTTATGGATAGACAAAGAAAATTGGTTGGAGCAGGTAAACAAAATTGTGGTACGTTTCTCCTTTTAGATGATTGTATGTACGATTCTAAGTTTATGAAAGATACTTGTATTAGACAGTGTTTTATGAATGGCAGACATTGGAAGATATTTTTCATGCTTACAATGCAATACTGTATGGATCTTCCACCAGCACTCAGGGCAAATATCGATTACGTATTTATTTTACGTGAAAATATAATTCAAAATCGCGAGAAGTTATATAAAAACTTTTTTGGTATTTTTCCATCCTTTGATATGTTCAATAAAGTTATGGACTCGTGTACAGAGAACTACGAGTGTTTAGTTTTGGATAATACATCAAAGAGTAATAGAATAGAAGATTGTGTATTTTGGTACAAGGCAAAACTCCGTAAAAATTTTAAGGTCGGGGCACCTCAGTATTGGCAAACACATAAAAAGATGTTTAATCCAAAACATGGTAATATGAAAATGGGTGATAGAAACACAGTTAAAAAAACAACACCATTAAAAGTTATTAAGAAAAAATGATACGAGTTTTTTCCCGAAAAATATGTACAGCTTTAAACATAACACCAGTACCACCCACTAAAAATATATCATTGGTATACCCAGCGTTTAACGAAGTAAATACTACTACGTATAACACAGACGAAGGGTATCGTGTATTGGTCGATGTTTGTCATGAAACAAAAACGGTCTATATAGATCACGACATGTCTAATTATGACGAATTAAACGATTTACCTAAAATAATAAAAACCTTCGGTTGTTTGTACCCAAATTATACTTTACGTAAATAATACAGGCTAATGCGTTATCATTTATAATGAAAAAAGTTGTACATAATTATATGACGGATATACCAACATTAAACCTTTCTGATTCCGGTGACGGTATGGTTAATTTAAATAATAACCAATCAACGAATTTTATTCCAAATGGTCCACCTATACAACCGCAGAATATTATGCCTGAAAAAAATGTGAGTGAAAATAAACAGACTATGGACTCTACACCTATTTCAGATATTATGGGACAAATTGAGCCCCCACTCGAACCACCAATGATGGCCCAAGATCCACGAATGACACAAGCCCAAGCTCAGGCTCCAATGATGTTGGTGCAACAACAACCTACACAACAAAAAAATGATAAGAATGGTTCTGATAACAAAAATCCATTTAATTTAACAGATGATCAGTTTCAAGCTCTCGTCGTCGCTGTTTGTACTGCGATAGCAATTAGTAAGCCAGTTCAAGAAAAACTCGCCAACTTTGTACCACAGTTTCTTAACGATCACGGGAACAGAAGTTCTATTGGTTTAGCAGCAACTGGTGTAGTTGCCGCAGTTGCATTTTATGCCGCTTCTAAATACGTTAATTAAATTACGCATTATTATTCATGGAATTGGCATATAATCCTTCTCTTTTAACAAAAGGAAGAACTATCAATAAGCCAACTATAAATCCAACCATACGAAGACCATAAACAATACCGGTACTTCTTATAGATTGACCATAATTTTCAAATTCCTTCTTAAGTTTTTCGTCCATATATGTTATACTTAAAACTGCTAAAAATCCTAAAAGAGACATGACGG